CCCCATTCCTCTTCTTAGAGAATGTGAATACCGGTGTCTCGAAAGACCCGGGCTCTCCACACCTTTAGAGCCTGACAACCGCTTTCGTGATTGCCGAGACAATTGCTTTCTTAAGATTTCACAAGTGAGATCTCAAAACCAGCGCATAGGGAATGGATTGATGGAGTGAATCCGAACTGTCCACCTTCTTTATGGGAGTACTTACTATCGTACATCTGCGGAATGCAGCCCATTCGGCCGAGCAAGCCGAGGACCAAGAAGGGGAACCCTAAACAGTTGAGCTCAAGCCAAGTGCTCAACAACAACTTCGGAGTCGGAGTAGTGAGGATGGTACAAGACCAGCCCCTCTCACGACTCAACCTCCTGGACATCCTGCGGAGTGTCATCCCTGCATCAGTTGATACATGGGACAAGACCCCTAGGAACGTCCTTGGAGGAGAAAAGTTAAGTCTAAGGACTGTCCCACTCGTGAGACAATCCTTGGCTCAAGACTTAACATCTGATGCTCGTAATCAGCGTTTTCTATTCCATCTTGTCCAGACGATTGCGGATCCGTGCCCTGAAGTGCCTCTGATACCTCAACATGAGTATCACCAGGTCCAGGCGTCACTGAAGGGGACGTTCGGGGATCAAACCGAACTCCTTCTAGATCTCGAATCATCTGCTCTCCGAAAAGAGGACAAGTGTCGTCGAGGAATTCTTGATGTATGACGTCAAACGCATCATCAGGATCATCCTCTAGACCCAAGTCTATCTTTGTGAGGAGCAGATTCATGGACAAAGAAATTATACGTTCCTTGAGAAAGCCCACTTTCCCCCTCTCGACAAATACTGTCCGGTAACGGACGTGTTCGAGAGGAGGAAAACGATGGATGGGGCGGCCTCTCAATTGATTCAGCCGCCGTTTATCCACCCTCTCTGCCAAATTAATAACAGAGTGGAGTTGTGCAAAAGATAGGTCAGAGCTCTCGGAAGCCTCTTTGGGAGAGGTTTCTAGAGAGCCCAACAGGTCCAAGATGTCGTTACTCGCCGGAGAACCAGTGAGAACAATATCATCATCCGTAAGGATCCCGATAGGGATCCTCATGGCGCGGACCGACTCTATACCAGGCACTGGAAGAGATTTCTTGAATATACTCAAATAGTCGTGTAGGTAGACGTCGACTGCGTGTCGGGAACTTTTCAGATCCCGTCCGAACACTCGACCCAAACCGCCATGACTTATGGGTACAGAAAGACTTCTAGGAGTCTTTCTTAATTCAAGAAGGTTCCTCCGGATAAACTCTCTCTTCAACTCAGGAGAAGTGCCATAATAGAACTGCATTTCAGAAAAGCAGTTCGATAGGCTCTTTCCATATCGTGTTGAAAGAGAGACCTTTCCAGTATGTTGGACTTTCCCATTAAAGAACAATTGTGAGTTCACAGTACAGAATTCCTTATCAATGAAGTTCTTCCCTTGTGAAAGGGAGAGACCCACCTTGGGTGCGTCCTCCTTCCATTTTCGGATGAACTTCTCTGAGCCCAGGACAACTACGTCATCTCCATTGATGAGGTACTTGCCTTGCTCCGCGCCACTCTGACTTACAATGAAGTCATTGAGAAAGCATAGGAGTGGGAAACTCAGTAAACTTCCCATTAACTGACCAGAAGTCTG